AAGCCAGCAAAAGACTCACCTAATGTTAAAGAAGATATATGGCCTTCTCGACCTCCAAAGCATAATAAAGGAGTTAAAAGATTAACATTCGCACAAAGAATTAGACGACAATTGGGTTGGAGGAATAATTGAGCAACGCTGAACGTGCTATAGAAATTGCAGAAGCCATAGTTGAAGTAGAAGAAACAAATAAGTTACTTCAATATGAGCCGTATGAATATCAGAAAAGATTTCACAATGCAAAAGACAGTTCTGGAAAACTCGCAAGGCAACGCCTTTTAATGGCTGCTAACAAAACAGGAAAGACATATTGTGGTGCAGTAGAATTAGCTATTCATTTAACAGGGATTTATCCAGATTGGTGGACAGGAGCTAAATTTAAAAGACCAGTTACAGTATGGGCTGCAGGTAACACTACTGGTAATACAAGAGATATAGTACAAGCAGAGTTAATTGGAGAACCTGGTGATCCTGAAGACTATGGTAAAGGAGCGATCCCAAAAGAATTAATCGTTGGGACACCTTTAAGATTGCCTGGTATCCCAAATGCAATGCAAAGTATTGTTGTTAAACATATATCTGGGAAAAACTCGAAACTAATGTTTAAATCATACGAGCAGGGCAAACAGCAATGGATGGGTAAAGCAGTAGATGTGGTCTGGTTAGACGAGGAACCTCCACAAGATATATATTCACAGGCATTGAGAGCCTCACTAAAATCTGGTGGTTTAGTTTATATGACATTTACTCCAGAAACAGGGATGACTCCAGTAGTTACACAGTTTATGACAAAGCTAGGTAGCTCACAGGCATTATTCTCAGCGACATGGGATGACGCACCTCACTTAGATGAGGATATCAAGGAAGAGATATTGAGGGCATTGCCTCCACATGAACGAGAAATGCGTTCTAAGGGTATCCCTGTTTTTGGTTCGGGTTTAGTATTTCCAAATATAGAAGATAAGATCCAATGTGAGCCATTTGCTATACCAGAGTACTGGCCTCGAGTCTGTGGTATAGATTTCGGTTGGGACCATCCAACAGCAGCCGTGTGGCTTGCATGGGATCGTGATAGCGATACAGTCTATGTTTATGACTGTTATCGACAATCTGCTGCTACGCCAGTAATACATGCTTCTGCTATTAAAGAACGAGGTGCATGGATACCTGTAGTATGGCCTCATGACGGATCACAACATGATAAAGGTTCAGGTCAGTCACTTGCTGACATATATAGAAAGCAAGGCGTTAAAATGCTGGCTACACACTTTAAGAATCCTGGTGGTGATATTGCTATTGAGCCAGGAATTATGGAAATGCTACAAAGAATGGAAACTGGCAGGTTCAAAGTCTTTAATTACTGTAATGATTGGTACGAAGAAGTAAGAATGTATCACAGGAAAGATGGTAAAGTTGTAAAGAATATGGATGACTTAATGAGTGCAACTCGTTATGCTTCTCAGTCTTTGCAATTTGCAACTCTAGATCGAGCAGGCAAAAAACGGAAGAGAAAAGCTATCGGTTCCGCTCCAGGTGAGTGGAATTATTTTCCAATTGAAAAACGTATATATGCATAGGAGAACATATGAATTTTAGTTTCGGAGGCTCATTAGGTAACTGGTGGGGCAAATTAGCAAAGAACTTCCAGCTAGGTGATAAAAAAATGTTTGGCGGAGAACTAGGGAAACTATCTGGTACTTTTGGTCAGGCACGTGACTACTTAGCAACACAAGGTGGAGGAACTCTTGGTAAAGAACTACTACATAGAGGAGGTGGTACAAAATTTAATAGAGGACTTAAAAATCTGGATAGGTCTACAATGGGCTGGTCTAGACAACTATCACCATTATGGGAAGGTGGTTTGAGTGGTACAAAAGGTACATTACATCAAGACTTGTATCCATGGATGGAAAAAACAGGAATGAAGTTGTCTCATCATTTAATGGGTACAGAAGTCCCAGGATATGGATCAGGTAAAGATGGTGGTGGTGGTGGGGGTAGTGGACCAGTAGTAGCAAGTAATGCAGAAGACCCAAGCCTTATCAATCAAGGTGACTGGCAAAGACCTGGTTCAATGAAATCATTCATGCGAAGACTAGAGGGAGAAAAACGTGGTGGTCTAGCGACTGATTTAACCAAAACTAAACGTGGCCGACAATCTGTAGCTAATTTATCATAAAGAAATGATATGAGAATATACACAGAGATAGTTTACATCTGGGATGACAACAAAGAAGAACTAGTTGAAGAATCCTCAAAATCATTTGATTATGAAGGTGAATTAACATTATGCCACAGGAAGACTGAATCACTCTGGGGCAGGAGTGTTGTTATCCCACATAATCACGAACTTGCTGATGCACTAGGTATAGGTAACAGTGGCAATAACCCATGGCAAACAACTATTGATACTGCTAGTGATACGGCAAAAGATTGGGAAAAATACGTAAAATGGTTGATGGATGATGCTGCTGCTGCTGGTGGTAATGTCGTAGACACAGCAACTTCTGTTGTAGAAGGAGCAAGTTCTACTATAACTAGTGCAGTTAACACAGCATTAGCAGATCCAATTACGGAAGCGTGGGGAAATTTAGCTACCTCAGGAACTGACTTATGGGACAAGATGGACTGGCGAGGTGTTAGAGGGGGTGACTTCTGGAAAGGTACACCCCTACAAGACATGTCTAAAAGTTGGTCTCATAAACCAGACATGTTCATGTCCCACCTTGAGAATCCTGGGAATCCTTGGGATTGGAATACTAGCTTTCAGTCTAGATGGATGGCTGGAAAAGATATGTTGAGAGAGTGGGATCTTTTCGGAAATGCGGAGTTCAAAGAATATACAGATAGAATATATACTGATTTCAAGGCATTTACGGATAATGCTACTGCTGCTGCCGAAGCTGCTGCTGCTGCTGCTGCTGCTGCAACCGAGACTGTTGTAGAAACTGGAACCCAAGTAGGTGAGACTGTTGTAGAAACTGGAACCCAAGTAGGTGAAACTGTTGTAGATACTGGATCACAGGTAGGACAAACTGTTGTGGATACAGGGTCACAAGTAGGACAGGCTGTTGTAGATACAGGATCAGACATAGGACAGGCTGTTGTAGATACTGGAACCCAAGTAGGAGAAGTTGTTGCAGATACTGGAGGCTCTTCTATTATAAATAGTGGAATTAAAGCTACTGTGGATCTTGTCAGTGATCCTATTGGAACTACTACTGATGCAATCAATGAAGGTTCTTCTATAATAACTGGTGGAATTAATACTACAGTTCAAGCTACTACTGATGCCCTTGGCGAAGTTGAAGATACATTAAATATTGACGATACAATAGGAACTATGGTTGATACTGCTGGTAATGTTGGACAAACTGTTATAGATACAGCATCACAAGTAGGTAGCGTAGTAAGTGGAGGAATTGAGACTGGTGTGCAGAATGTAGAAGGAGGAATATCTGATAATAGCGCAGTTTTATCAGGAATAGAAAATGATATAAATACAGGTGTTAGTAATGCGGTGGGACAAGCTGAAGTACTTATTGATAAGAATACAGATAGTCTATCATCTGCAATAAATACAATCAATTACAATGTAGATCAGGCTAATTCACTTATATCAAATACTCAGGCTATTGTAAATGATGTAACTGCAGGAGTAAATCAACATATATTAGATCCACTATTAAATATAGGTAATCAAAATTCTCTCATTACGAATCCAACTGGCTGGTACGAAAATGCATTTCATGATTGGACTATTGACTCTATAAATGACTTGCCTGGTGGAGGAGGAGATTTTGATCGAGGTGTAATAGAAGATTATTCAACCATTGTAGGAGGTATTTTAGGTGGAGCACTAGGCGATTTTACAGATAAGACAGGTGGTGCAATGCAGGACACCTTAAATGATATGGGGATTTTGACTAATGCACAAGATCGAGTTGATGATGATGCGACTACTGCAGATAGTCTCCTGTTATCATCAAGACGAAACAGAGGTGCAAGTAGCATATATGGTGATCCATTTGGCAATCAAAGTGAAGTACGACGTTTAATTGATAAGAAAAAGACATTTCAGTCTATGGCTCCATCATTAATTAATAGAGCATCTCCAGCAGTTTATGGATAAAAAGGAAATATGGCACAAACTAATGAAAAAGATCCGTTAGGAACTCGGATTGATAAACATTATGAATACTTAAAAGGTAAGCGCAGTACTTGGGAACGCCATTGGCAGGAGCTTGCAGAATATGTTTTACCTCATAGATCAGACTTTACTTCAAAGCGGTCTTTAGGAGAGGAAAGACTTGAGATGGCTTTTGAAGGTACTGCAATGAGAGCTTTAAAACGCTTTGCTTCTCAGATTCATAATGTATTTACACCTATGGGTGCAGAATGGTTTAAACTCACTACAGGAGTAACACAAATTGATAAACAAAGAGATGTTCAATTATGGTTAGAAGAAGCTACAAAGACTATTAAACATCATATATCAAGACCTTCCTCAAACTTTCATAGTGCAATATATCAATATTATCTCGAAGCAGGTGCTTTTGGTACTGGTATTATTTTTGTTGAAGATATTCCTGGTATTGGCCCTCGGTATCGGAACTTTCCTCTATCTGATTGTGTACTGGCTGCTGGAGGTGAAATGGAAATTGACACGGTATATCGCCTCTACAAACAAACAGCAAAAGATTTAGTAAGTAGGTATCCTATTGAAAGTTTACCAGAAGATATTGTCAAAAAGGGATTTGGCGAGAAGATGCTAGAGGATGAAGATGTTGTACATCTAGTAACTCCATCATGGACACTATTGGAGTTCTTAGGGGAAAAATGGGATAAGCCATATGTGGCAATTACTTATTTGAAAGATAAAAAACATGTATTACAAGTAGGTGGTTATGATGAGATGCCATATATCTGTGCAAGATGGGAGAGGTCAGATCGTGAAATATATGGTCGTGGTCCTGCGTGGGAAGTCCTACCTGATATGCGATTAATGAATGAAGTAGAAAAAGTCTACCTCAAAGGTGTACAAAAGGCTATCGCACCACCAATGTTTGTACCAGACTCAGGTTTACTCGATCCTTTAGACACAACACCTGATGCAATAAACTATTATAATGTTGGAATTGGTGGCAAAGATATGATCTTTCCTGCACCGAATGCTGGAAAAGTAGAATATGCAATGGATTTAAGTGCAAAATTAACTGGATCTATAAAAGAGGGATTCTTCTTAGATGTTCTTGAATTACCTGGGCCTACTGCACCTGATGGAGATGTTATGCGCTTCTCCGCAACAGAAGTATCAGTTAGAATGAGACAAAGAATGCCTGTACTTGGTCCACTATTGGCAAGACAGGAAAATGAATTCCTTGATCCTTTAATTAGACGCACAGTAAATATCTTAATGCGTTCTATGATACTTGGTCCACCACCAGAAATTCTTGAAAATGTAGGATATAGAATTGAATACTTGAACCCTATTTCAATCTCATTGCGTAGCGGAGAAGTGAATTCAATGGTTCAGTTATTTGAAATGATTATGCCACTAGCACAAATTGATCAAACTATTCCTATGTACTTTGATACTCAGAAAATACTTAAAAATACTGCTGAAGTATTACAAGTGCCTCCATCTAATCTTAGATCAGAAGAAGAAGTACAGGAGATTATTAAGAAACAACAGCAGCAGCAACAAATAGCTGCGGAACAACAGCAAGCTCAAGTAATGGCACAAGTAGATGAAAGTCAGGCTAATGCAGAGGCAAAAAGATCACAGTCTAGGGCTGCATGAACTTTCCATTAACTGAAAGGAAAAAAGAAGCAGAATTATTTCGTAATGTATTTGGTAGCGAAGAAGGTAAAGAACTTCTTGCAATACTTGCTAAAAATTTTCATGTTTATAAGACAGTACAAACTCCTGATCCTTATGTCTCCACCTATCAAGAAGGTCAAAGATCAGTAGTTATAAAAATAATGGAGATAATAAACACAGATCTAGATGCTCTAAGAAGGCGTATGGATCAAATCGAAGCTGAACGTCTAAAAAGGAGACAGTAATGGAAGACATGACTACTGAAACAACCCCTGATGACTCAGGACAAGTTGCTTCTGGAGTAGATGTAGGAACACCGCAAGCATCTCACTTTGATAGAATGCAATTTGATCCTGCATCATTGCCTGATAACTTGAGAAATGAACCAAGTCTTCAGACATTCTCAACTGTAGATAACTTAGCAAAGTCTTATGTTAATGCAGTTAAAAAAATAGGTGGAAATCCTGACCATCTTGTACAATTACCACAAGAAGGAGAGTCGAGGGACAATTTCTACAACATGATCGGTAGACCAGAAACACCTGAAGGTTACGATTTTGGTGAGGATGACGGAAAGTTAGACTTTTTCCGAAATGCAACTCATGAAATCGGTCTTACTCAAGATCAAGCAGCAAACATGCTCCAACTTTATGCTGCTGTCGAAGAAGAGCAAACCAAAGCATCTGACAAGCAGAGTGCAGATTTTGCAGTCGAAAGTCAGATCAATCTCAAACGAGAGTGGGGAACTAACTACGATAGTCACATAGATATGGCACAACGTGCGTTTGCGCAATTTGCATCACCTGAGTTTAGTAAATTAATGGATGAAACTGGTTTAGGGAATCATCCTGAGTTACTAAAAGCGTTCTCTAAAGTAGGACAAATGTTAGGTGATGACAAATTAATAGTTGGATCTGGTATTGGGGGGCAACAGAGAAGTCCACAACAGGCAAAGGAGGAGATTGAGAGTCTTTATCGTGATAAAGAATTCTCCAAGTCTTACCTGGACAGAACTGATGTAAACCATAAAGCAGCATCCAGTAAAATGGATAAGTTGTTTAGAACTGCTTATCCTGATAGATAACTTAGGCCAAATAAGAGATTTAAAAGAAGATAATCTTATGACCTTCTAATAAATTATCTGCGACCCAGTAGGATAATCGCTAGGCTATTGAACCTTTTTTTAACTTTTTAGGAAACAATATGCCAACATTTAGTGATATCGAAACCAGTTACGTCCAGCGTTATGCGCAGGATGTACAGCATATGTTGCAGCAAAAGACCACTCGGTTGAGAAACCTTGTAAGCCAGAAACTTGATTGTTCTGGTATTGCAGAGTTTATTGATCGGATCGGTGGTGTAACTGCTGAAAACAAGAATGCTCGTTTCGCAGATTCTCCTGTTCAAGCCATCGCTCATCAGCGCAGGAGAGTAACAGCACGACCTTATCATGCTGGCTTCTTTGTAGAAGGATTTGATCAACGTCGTATGAATTACGATGTTTTTCAGCCGTATGCAGAAGCAACCAGTATGGCAATGGCTCGTAAAATGGATGAGATCATCGTTGATGCTGCTTTCGGATCAGCTTATCAGTCTGAAAGTGGAGCAATGGATGGAGCAACAGAAGTCGTATGGGCAACATCAAGTACCGCTACAACTCTCTCTGGTAAAATTATTGGAGATCAGTTTATTGCTAGTACTTTTGCCTACGGCTCTACACCAAATGCAAATACCAAAGGTATGTCAAATGCAGGTGGTGATTATACTCTATCTATTGATAAACTTCTTCGTGCGAGACGAATACTAGCTCAAAACGAAGCGGATCAATACGATGAGGGCGGGAATCCATTATATGTATGTGTATGTTCACAGTCACAGATTGAGGCTTTGCTTCATTCAACGGCTATCCAGAGCATAGACTACAATAATGTTCGTGCATTAGTAGAAGGTGAAACAAACTTCTTTGCAGGATTCCAATTCATCAAGTATGAGAGTCTACCTACCTACACAGCTGGAATGAACAACAATGATACAGGCGAAAAAGTTCTTGCCTTTCATCCTGCTGGCCTTTCCTTATGTGTATGGATGGACCCAATTACTAAAATTGAACCCCGAGCAGATAAAAGTTTCACACCGTATGCATATTTTGAAATGGATATGGGTGCAACTAGAGTCTGGGAGGAAATGGTTGTTCAAATTGATTGCCTCAAAATGGCCTAATAATTAGGTTGAGTCCTTTAAAATGAACGCTTAACTTTAATTAAATAAGGAGTTAATATGGCTGATGTATTCGGCACACAACAGGCAAAAGCAAATTCTGTACCTATGAAGATGGGCGATGCTCATTCAATGGGTGGCAGAATGCGTATTTTGTCTGACACTTATACTGTCCCAGCTACTTCTGCTGTGGATGATGTAATCGTAATAGGCAATTTACCTAAAGGTGCAAGAGTATGGGATGCACATTTGGGTGTAAGTGGAGCAATAGGAACAGGCCCAACATCAATAGGAACTAGAGTCACAGTAAATGGCACTACTACTACTGCTGTTGCAGGGATATTAGCTGCAGCTTCGCATAACGCCAACTTCAATCGTAAGATTGAAAGTGGACAGACTGCGACTACAG